CATCGGCATCTAAATAAACACCGTCAGGTATCATTCTTTGTAGCACTTGCTGTAATTTCAAATGCGTCAATTGCACCATATCAGCAAACCCTGTGCACTTACTTACCAATGATTCTATTCTGCCCTTATACATTCTAGGTGCGGTAATAGCGTAATTCATTTTAACTTTAGATACATCACTTTTAGGGCGCATCATATTCTTTGCCATTTCCCACTTAAGCATTATATCTGTACCAACAATCATAACGCCTTCATAAAGTACTTCAAGAGATCTTGACATTTTGCCAAACTGTTCTTCTAGCATTTCTACTGGAGGATCAAATTGATCATCTCGCACTATTATTTTGCTTGCCCCTGTTGCAGTTTCTTTTACTTTGTACACCTCGTTCATATAAGTCTTATAATTAAAATATAAAACTTGTATAACGTTTGAGTCTCTATTGTTGTTGTATTGGTTACTTACGCTTTGATCAAATACCCCGTAATTTTGTGTTCCTTGTTGTTTAATTTTTTCTAACTGGTCTTGAGTTAGCTCGGGAAATTGCTTTTTAATTTCATTTATTGGTACAAACTTAACTTCTCCGGCATAATATATATCTTGAAAGTAAGGGTCTTCTGTATAAGAGTATACTAAATAAGCTGGATCAACATAATCAACGGTTACTCCTTCTGATTCTGAAAAGTTATTTTTAACGGCGCCTATACCTAATGTTACTAAATCTAAGTAAGTTCTTCTTTTTGTTAAATCGTATCTATTTTCGTCTAACAGTGTGTTAAGCGCTGTTTCTTCGGCTATTTCTATACCTTGCTTGTAAGTAAGCTGCATGTGTATATCAAGCTCTTCCTGTGAATCTGGTAAAGTTTCAGGTGGATTTTCAAAAAGGTTAATACCAAAATTTTCTTGAGCAAAGTTGTTTAGCTCCTCTGTTTGCTTGTCTCTTATAATGGATTCCATATAAGCAGTCCTTTTGCTCACACCATACGGATCTTGCGAATAAGTAGTAATATCAAAAGATCTATCAGCAATGCCATTAACAACTATATCAACAAACTTTGATAATATTGGGACTGGCTTCCAGTCTAAGTTTAAATAAGATAAATCACCATTTATAGAAAGTTCATCTTTATATTTCTGTACAGGCTGTTCACCTCTTGAATATAACCTTAACGTATGAAAAGAATTTTGATTACTTCTAAAGCGAGTTACACCTGAGTTGCTGCTGAACCATTCATTTTGAATCGCTCTACCAACTCTCAATCCATAATCTTGAGAAACTTTCTCCTGATCACTTACCACCTGGCTAGGGAAAAAACTATTTGTTACGCTATTCGCCATATTATTTTTTTATTATTTTTGATGCCGTACCCTCGTGAGAGTATTTTGCAAATCTTAAATTAACAACTTGCCTTTGTATTTTATTACTTGGTCTATATAAATCTTTGTTACAAGCCATTATAGCTAAACCAGAACTAATAGCAGCATCAAATTTTGTCCTATTATTTATATCAAACTTAGACCAATCATTTAGTGTTTCGTTAAAATACATTGTGCCATACTGGCCCTCTTCATTTAAACCAACGTGCCTATCTATATACATTTCAATAGCCGCCGCGTGAGCTTGCTTTATATCCTCACTTGAGTTTGGTATTCCACCAATTTCTTTTTCTGTTACCGACAACTTGTTCCAAAGCTTATCTGGCCTATTCATTGAGTACCCGCGATAGCCTCTTCTTTTAAAATAATATAAAAGTCTAGGCTTGTTGTTTTCGCACAATAAAGGCATACCGTAGAATACGCACGCCATTAATACATCTTCAAAAAACATTTCTGCCGTTTGCGGTCTAGCTACATATTCCAAGAAAAAAGTACTTGGAGGCGCATCTTCCATACTAAACTTAGTTAAACCGTGCAAGGCCCCTTTAGATCCTCTTCCGTCTGTCGTTCCAGATATATCATAACTATCGCAACCGAAAGCTCCCATGTGTTCGTTGCCTGGATACTTTATACCATTACGTGTAGTTTGTCTATTTTGAATATTATAACTAGGTGTCCAAGAAATTAAAAACCTGCCTTGAGGGTTTGGGTTAAATATTACTTTCGTATCTTTAACTCCGTGCTCCCATTGAAAGCTACCTCTTGTTAGGACATTACTGTTACCTAAGTCTTCGTTATAATCTATTTGCTCGTATATTTTTGCTAAATTAAATATACTATTTTTTGTTTCGTCTCTGAATGCGTGCTCTTCTGTTCTTGGGAATTGTCTGTAAAACTCATTTAGAGCGTCCTGGTCGCCTTTTAATCCATCTACCTCATTATTCCAGTGCTCAATCACTCCGACTTCTATAACGTCTCCGTGTGGTCCCACAGTGCCTTCTGGCGGCTTATTAAATACTGGTTGTCCGTATTCGTCAATAAACCCTTCGTAATTCCATTCCATGGGAATAAACAAAGAATACAATCCAGACTTTGTTTGCCCGTTCGCATTTCTTTTTGTTACATCAGAGCTGTTGTATAACTTTTTAAAGTTTTCTCCTCCTTTGTCTAAAGCATTTGATGTTGACCCCATCATACACTTACCTATAATTCTACTACCTAGTCTTAGACAAGTTTTAGTTACTCGCCAGTTATTAAGTATATTGTTTGGCCTTTCCCATTTACCGCTTTCATCGTGTACTAATAGTTTTAGTTTTTCACCATCGTATGCGTTGTCCCCTGTGTTTTTCCAGTCGATCGTGGTATCGAGCCCGATAATGTCTTCCGTTGCGACGTTAGAGTCAAGTTTCTTCCTTGTAAATTTTGAAGCGGGGACTCTGTAAGCGAGTTCTGTTTTAGGACGGTCCATTCCGTCTTGTATTGGTTTAAAGAAGAATGGATAGTTAATCGATATTGGTACAACTTTGTCTGTAAACATTTTCTTTGCATCGGATCCAGATTTGGACAGTATTCCAAATCGAGCATCTGAAGATATTGTTGCTTGGTTAACAGTTTCGCCGGAAGCCATAAAAGAAAATCCAGATCGTCTGTTTTTGAGGTAGGACATTCCATAACATCTTTTGTCTGCTTTGCAAGCTTCCCAGAATATGTAGAATAATCTGTTTGATTCTCTAAAGTCAGGTTGCCCAACGTCAATTTTGGACCACTGCAAGTACATAAAGTGAGTACCAGTAATGTAAGTAGCCACACCTCTATTATTGAACCAATGACCTTCCTCTCTTTTTCTAAATTGTTCATCTATATATTTTTCCCAAGTTTCTTTAAATTCATCTGGATAATCTCGCCAATCAAATATACTGCCAATACTCTTTAACTCTTTAGGGTATTCTTCCGGCGTCCATTTGTTGGTTTCCTTGCTTACTTTAGCAGGTTCAGCCGGTAAAGCAATTTTTAAACCTTGTATATTATATATTTCACCTATCTTACCTGTTCTGCTTATAACAACAACGTCGTGCTCTTTGTTATAACCATACTCCCATTTTCTACTTCTATTTAACCTAGATATAGTGTTAGACTTAATAGGTGTTATTATACTGTATAGATCCTGTGTATACATTACTTAGATCTTTTTTCAGCAAAACCTTTAAAGTCTTTCTTTACCGCTTCTTCCTTTGGTTTATTATCCAAAGCTCTTTGCTCATCATTAATACGGTTTAAGATTTCGAAGGCATCGAATATTGCTAGCTTTTTCGTGGCTGCTGCATTTTTTAATCTGTCTGCTGATATATCATCGTCTGAATCAACAATAGCTTCTTTAGCTACTTTTATTAATTCTTCAACTGCTTTCTGCCCAGCTAGGATTATATTCCTCTTCGTTTCCTTTATATCCATAATTGATTGTAATTGAATTCGTGGGTACTCGGTATAACCTCTGCCCTTCTATAATAAACTCGTATTCTGACGTAGGTATAAAACCCACTATATTATCTACTTCTAAGCCACAAGTGCAATACTTAACCACGCCTATTAATGGCTTTTCTTTTTCAATAGAAAACATTTTAGTTTCCTTGATTGGGGCAACAAAACAAAAACCTTCTAAAGCTTTCCATTCGCCGTCTCTTTTGTATGCGTATATCTGATCCGGCTGAGCCAAATAAGTTTCTTCTGTTAAATAGCTTTTACTATTTTTTTCTTCACCCCTTACATCTCTGAATCTTCTAAATACATTATGATGCAATATTACTTCATCTCCTTCTCGAAGCTCTTGGTATTTTTTAGCTAGCGGTAAACTCAGTATAACCCCTATTCTATTTGAATACTCGTGGTTTTGTAACTCAGTGTTTAATAGTAATTCTTGCCCTTCAATTGTAGTCTGTCCTGTTGTTCTGCCCCCCTGTGGTGTTACAAGGTAATTAAATACACTTTGCATTTTACCATGAAATATTATATTCTACAGATATTGACATGTTCTTGTTGAAGTCCTTCCAAGGCATAAGTATATCCCCTTTAGATATATACACAGTGTATTTGTTGTCTTCCTCTATAATACTATCTATAGTATGCCCACCATATACTTCCTGCCCTACGGCATAGTGCATTGCGTCATTCTTATAATCTTTACCTATACTAATCTTTCTTATCAACTGCATTTTCTGTAAATTTACCAGTATTAAGATCGATGCTTACGTCTCCGTATTTAGAGGCAAGTATTTTTTGAGTGCTTTCTACTTCTTTAGTGAATAATAATATTTCGGCTAGAAGTTTAGCCTTGTGCGCTTCAAGCCCACCTATTTGCATTTGTGTTTCGTTTACACGATTTACAGCTTCTCGCAATTCATTTAATTCAGATTCGCTGAGCTGGTTATCTTTAACAACTTCAAACTCTGTGTAGTCTTTTTCTTTTTTCATTTAATTAAATTTAATTTTTACTTATATGGAAACATCTTGTTTAATGTTTCTTTTCTTTTATCACAACCGCAATCAAAAGGCAAAGCTTTAACCACTTTTTTAATTCCGGTTACGGTTGTAATTTTTTCTATTGTATCTCCTAATCCTTTAGGGTTCATTTTTTAAAGTAATTCATTTTCATAGGTGATTTCTTTTTAAAGAAACCGTTAGTTTTCATTGGCTGGCCTGTAGGGTTTTCCGTAATCTCTTTTTTATCAGCTGCATCAACTAATTTACTATCGTCTAAAACATCTCCGGGTGTTTTTTTAACGTCTTTAAGTCTATAAGATTTACTGTCACTAAACCCTGTTTTGCCTTGGTCAATTTGCGCTTGAGCAGAAGTAACTTCACCGGCAGCTGCACCTTTATTTGCAGTAGCTTGGTCTTTTTTTGCGGTCAACCTTCTTTTTTTAGCCCCGTCTTCTAACCCTTTAAGTTTTGCGTCTAACCTGCCTTCCTTTATAGTGGCTCTTTTTTGCTTTCTTGCCGCTTGCTTCATTCTACGTAAGTTGTTTCTACTTTCATAAGCGGTAGACGCTTCGCCTTCTACTTTACGCATCGGGTCTGCTTTTTGCTCAAATACTTTTGTTTTTTCGTCTTTTCCATCTGCAGGAGGAGTAGCGGCTACGGCTGG